AGATGATGCTACTCGCTAAACACGGCGGTGGAGTTGGTATCGGTGTAAATCAAATTAGACCCGCCGGAGCTAAAATAACAGGTAATGGAACAAGCGACGGAGTTGTACCGTTTTGTAAAATATATGATTCGACTATACTTGCCACTAATCAAGGCGCTGTCAGACGAGGAGCTGCATCAGTTAATATCAACATTGAACATGACGATTTTGAAGAATGGCTCGAGATTAGAGAACCTAAAGGAGACGTCAACAGACAATCTCTCAACCTTCATCAATGTGCAGTTGTCGGTGATAAGTTTATGCGAAGACTTATTTCAGGAGATATTAAAGCAAGAACAAGATGGAGTAAACTTTTACAAAAGCGCAAAGCAACTGGCGAACCTTATATTTTATTTAAAGGAAATACAAATAAGCAAAATCCAGCAGCTTACAAAGATAACGCATTAAAAGTACATATGACAAACATATGTAGTGAAATAGTTTTACACACAGATGAAAATCATAGTTTTGTTTGTTGTTTATCTAGCTTAAACCTAGCTAAATATGACGAGTGGAAAAATACTAATATAATATATGACTCAATATGGTTTCTTGACGGTGTGCTTGAAGAGTTTATACAAAGAGCTAAATACAGAAAAGGTTTTGAAAACTCTGTAAGATCTGCTGAAAAAGGTAGAGCATTAGGTCTTGGTGTGCTTGGTTGGCACACATATTTACAAGAAAAAGGTTTACCGTTTGAAGGTCTATTGTCACAATATGAAACAAGAAGAATATTTAGTCAAATCAAAATCGAAAGCGAGCGTGCTAGTATGGCTCTTGCTGAAGAGTTTGGCGAGCCTCTCTGGTGTGTTGGTACTGGTTTTCGCAATACTCACTTGCGCGCTATTGCTCCTACTGTTAGTAATAGCAAGCTTGCAGGAAATATTTCACCAGGAATAGAGCCTTGGGCTGCTAATGTATTTACAGAGCAGTCTGCAAAAGGTACGTTTATACGTAAAAATCCAACATTAGTTAAAGTATTAAGTAAATTAAAATTAAATAAAAAAGAAGTATGGGACAAAATATTGGCAGATGGTGGTTCGGTACAAGATATAGAAGGTTTAGACGAAGACACCAAAGAAGTATTTAAAACATTTAAAGAAATAAATCAACTAGAATTAGTAAGACAAGCAGGTGTAAGACAACAATATATTGATCAAGCGGTTAGCTTAAACTTAGCGTTTCCAGCTGAAGCATCACCAAAATGGATTAACCAAGTTCATTTAGACGCTTGGAAAAAAGGTATTAAAACTTTGTATTATATGCGTACTGAGTCAGTACTACGTGGAGATATAGCCGCAAAAGCTATGGAAGATTGTGTTGCTTGCGACGGTTAAATAACTTTATATTTAGTTTTATTATATTTATCTTTATAGG